AGCTTTTAACTTTTGTTTTGTAAGTATTCCCATATAACCAATGTACGAAATTTTATGCGTAAATCCAAATATCGTCAGAAGTATCTATCTTAATGTTACCTCTTTTGTCATATTCAGCTGGAGTTGTAGTGTATGCAGTAGAATGAGCTGTGTTATCTAAGTCTACTATAGCTGCTGCATAGGCTGTTGTATTAGCAGTAGTTGCGTCTTGTGCTACTGATGCATTGAATCCCCATCTAGTATCTCCAGAGTCGTATATGAATGCATGACCTGCTCCGGTTCCTTCATCTATAATTAAACCACCTTCGTCCGGATCTGCTGATCCAGAGTTAAGTAATACAAATCTATCTTCTACTAATAAGTTACTAGTGTTTAATGTTGTTGTTGTCCCGTTAATTGTTAAATCACCGGTAACAATTAAATTAGTACCTACAGTAACTGTTCCTGAGAATGTTCTATCATCTACAATTGTACTTGGTAGTGTTATAGTGTATGTAGGTCCTGCTCCTAATGCTTGTGCTGTTGTTCCAGTTACTCCTATTTCACCTGTTGTTCCGTTTAATGTAAAGTTGGTATCTCCTTCTACTGCTGTTCCTGCTGTTGATCCGTAATCAACTGATAATGCTGTTCCAGCTCCACCGGATAATCCTGTTCCAGCAACGTCGGTATTTAATTGAGTTTTTGTAATACCTCCTGCATCTACTCCTATAGATACTTGGTTGTTTGTAACTGTAGATGTTAAGCTTGTACCGCCGACTAAAGTAAATGTATCATTTAATAGATCAATAGTATCTGTACCTGTATTACCTGCTATATCTAAACTGGTCGGTAATCCGCTTAATCCAGAACCATCTCCTTCGAATGAACCACTAAAAGAACCTGATAGTACTGAGGTTGCTCCTGTGGATGTTATTGTTGAAGTACCTATGTTTAAAATAGATCCGTTGTAACTTATTCCACTGTTCTCTATTAAACCATCTGCACCTGCTATAAGTATCTGATCGTTAGTAAGTGTAGAGGATTTTATGGACGCTAAATGAGCATCGGATCCACTAACTATTATCTTTTTCCAATTTGCCATGGGTATCGTTTGTTTTTATATATTATAAATATCAGTTAATTATGAAAGCCTAAGAAGAACTCATCCGACCCGCTATAAAACATTCCACCGCTAACTGCTGTGGGAGTATTATCTTGTGGTGAGAATTTTGCTGTCCCTTCTTCATTAAATTCAAATTTTAAATCTCCTCCTGATGATACGGTAATTTTATCGTCAACTCCATCTAAAGATATGTCAAATGAACCAGTTACTTTTAAGTTGTTTTCAGTTGAATAGAAAGAACCTGTTTGTGTAAATATTCCTATATTAGGATCTGTTGCTAATGTTTTTCCTATGTACTGATATACTGTGATGTATACTTTTTGATTCGATGTTGGTTTATTTTGATCAAACTGTAATACACCTGTTTTGTAGTCAAATTGATAGTCATTAATAGATACTTTATCGCTACCAACAAAACTACCGCTATTAGTAGAAGTTGATTTATATACCACTACGTTATAACCCGGTGTTATATCTTCTGTTCCAGCGTTAGTTAGTTCCGATGTTGAGTACTTACTTGATATAAAATCTGTTTTTTGATTAGCATTAATAATTTGAGGAGTGACTCCTGTATCGCTTCCTGTTGGTGTTATAAAGAACCATACGTCTGTATCTAAATTTGATTTAGTTAGTCTCTGTCTATACCAGTACTTAATAACACTGTCTTGGGCATTTCCATTTTGACTGCTGCCGCTAAACGGTAGGTTAGTAGAAGGAACTAAATGATCTTCAGTGTATACATCTGCACTTGATATATCTAACGTAGAAGTAAATGCTTCTTGCTGCATAGATAAGTCATCACTGGTAAATCTCCTACCTAGTAGTAACCTTAATGCTTTTTTTGTGTTATCTATAAATCCCATTATGATGTAGTGATGTTTATATCTGTTATAGGAGATGGATCTCCTTTATATCTTATAATTAGGTAAAATTCATTGTCGTCATTATCTAAATACATACCATCAGCATTTCTTAAAGGCATAGTGTAAGTAGTAGAGTAGACTGTACCTCCTATATTACCGTATAAATCTATATCATCTGAAAATGGATTTTTAAAGTTATCTGCTGTTATGCTTGTTTCTATAGAATTAGAGTTTAATTCACTAGGATCATATATTCTTGCAGTTGATAAGCTATTATTATATCCACTACTATCTCCACTTGATTTAAACAGTACAACAGCAGCATATCCATTTGCGGAAGAATCCCAATTGTTAAGCGTCTTTTCTATATTAACTGTCATTGATGTTTTAGCACCACTAGTTCTAAACTTACGTATATAGTACTTATAATTTGATGGTGCAAATCCTGTGTCATACCAGTATCCATAGTTTCCACCTGGATCTACTAAGAAACCTGGTTTCACTTGCAAGTCTAATGTACCTAATACATTTGTAACATCATAAGTATTCGTAGTAAAAGACTCTCCAGTAAAGGTTACTACATTATTATTAACTTTGATTCTATGATCTTCTCCAGAGAAATTTTCCGATGTTCCTGTTAAACTACTTGCATCATATCCTTGTGCTCTGCTGTAAATAGCCATAAGTGTTGTCTTACTCTGACCGAATAGTGCGTTATCGTAAAACTCCTGTGTAGCACTAGTTTCGTCTGCTAGGATAGTTCCTCCTCTGCTTCCATCACGAGATCTAAGTAAAAAATTAAGATTATAGTTTAGTGCTTCTTGCGATGACCTTGTTAACTGTGTATTATCTACGTTGTTGTTAAGATTGAAGCTAAAAGAGCTGGATGCAAATCCAATATCGTCTATATACGGAATATCGCCGATGTTACGTTGTGTGTTTTTATCAGCTGATAGTACACCTAGGTTAGCACTGCTTTTACGTATACCTTGTTGATCTGCAACGTCAAGGTAGTTGTTTGTAATTGATGTAGATCCTATATTATTCCATGTATTTATCGGATTACTTATGTGTATTATAGCATCACTTGATCCATACCCTGGATCAAAAGCTCCGCTTGCTTCTCCTGAAAAAGTAAATGTGTAATCAACATCTAGTAGGTATGGTGCTCCGGATAAAGATCTTGATGTAGCTGTTAAGGTGTTTCTTACAAGGTTAGAGCTTATTTCTAGTGTATTGCCACCTGTTAGTATATTAGTAGGTCCGTCATGGTATAGATAAAAGCTTGTTGCACTGTCTGCCGGTGTTTGAGTTGTGTATCCAACTTGTGAACCTGTCTGAAGACCTATTACCGTGCTATCTAACTTGTAATAACCGCTTGCTGATATACTGTTTGCTGCTGTTGCTCCTCCTGTGTATTTTCTACCAGTAACTGCTGTAGTCATAGTAAAATCACCGTCTTGGTATGCAGCAGGTATGACTGCAGGTTGAGTAGTCTCTATTTTTGATACTGTTATACCGTTGTTTGTACCAAATTGATCATTATTAAATATAGAAACTGAACTTGTACTGTATGTAGCTGCTGAGCTTGCGTTAAAGTTATTTTGAGAGTAGTTATCTTTAAATGATTGTGTGGTTTCTACTCTTACTCTAACATTGGTTGGCTGTCCACTTGTCAATAGCCCTAATCCAAAATAAGATGCATTGGAAGAGTCTAAAGTAGTTCCAGTAGCATTCGCTGATAGTGTTCCTGTAAGAGTATTAAAGTTATTCTCTCTTAACACATATGTGGGTATTCTGCTATACTGGTTGCTTCGTAAAGGGTTACTTCCTGCGTTATCGCTTCCAGTTTCATTATTTAATAAAAATCCTTTTTCTATAAAATACTCCTGTATACTTTCGAATGAACCTGTTTTAGTGCTGTCTATATAAGCAGATGTTCTCCAATTATTTGATAATCTTGCTTGAACTCCGTTGAATACCCCTGTTAGAACTTGATTTTTATTAATAGTATTTCCTATACTATAATTAGCTGTTGTGCTTCCCCAGGTTTTTGTATTAGGTGTAGGTGCTGCTACATCTAAAGATGAACTCATTACACCTGCCATAAATCTTAATATTTCAGATATATGTGTACTATGATTAAATATATCAAAGTAAGATCCATCTAAATTATCTTGCCATTCATTGGAAGTTGGGTAACCTACTGTTGTATTATTAGAAACTATTGCTGTTGAACCTGATTCTGTAGTGCTTACCGTTAGTGAACCAGATATTTGATGTCCATCAGATCCTGATATAAGTAAACTACCTGTAATTTGGTGTGTATCATCTAATGAATTACCAAATAAAGTTGAACCTGATTCAAATATTACAGATGCACTAACTATTTCAGTGTAAAACTCTTGTGCTTTTAGGGTTCCTTCTACTACTACGTTACCATTTTCATCTACAGTAACTAAATCATTACTTCCGCTCTTAATTGTAAAGACATTTCCTGTAGGAGATACTGATGCTGATATAGAACCGGTAAATATAGCTGATGGATCTATGCCTATAAATTCATCTGCGGATATAGTTCCAGAAACTACAAGACTTCCTGTTAAGACTCTTGAGCCGCTTAAGTCACCATCAATCTGTTTCCAATGTATTAATGCCATCTGTTATGTTGTAGTTTTAATTTTTCCTGATAATACTATTTGATCTCCGTTATCTAAAGAGTATTCTGTTGCTCCTGTCTGAACTACTACACTAACATCATTTCCTGTTTGGGATACTGAGTAAAGTGATGGTAGCATATACTGTCCGTTGACATATAAAGAGAATCGTTCTGGTCCTGATGAGAATCCGTTTGGTACTTCAAGTATTATAGTATCTTGGAAGATTGCTGCATTGTTTGTAGCAAAATCCGCTACTACAGTAGAGTTAGTAGTAACATATTCTAATTGATCCTCCGTCATACCTTGACTCTGCACACCTGAGGTCCCTGAATCAAAAAATCTATAATCTGCATCTTTAGTTTCTGTTCTAGAAGAAGCTTGTAATGTTTCTAATGTCCCTGCTGATTCTAATCCAAAAGTTACTGATGATTTAGAGTAGTATTTGTTCATACCTGCTAAAGTAGCGTTTATCGCGTCCGGTATTATATGTCCGTTCATCACTATTGTAAAGTTAGTCTTTACAGCTCTTTCATTTCCTTGAGTTAATTCTGTAGAAGTTGTGTATGAGTCTATTCTAGCTCTAAAGCTAAATTTCTCTTCATCTCCCCAGTATGCATCTGATGCATAGTTAATAGACTCTATTATTTTGTTCATTTGTTCTACATAATCCGTAAAAATCATACAAGAATAGGTTAAAGTAACGTATTCGGGGATTATTACACCGTAGTATTCTTTGATAGGCTCTCTATTAGTTAATATACTAAATTTATCGTATATATTCTTATTAGAAAAAGCCTTTTTATATATTCCGTAACTAATCGGGTTACGTGGATCTACTTTATTACCTAGGTTTCTATTTTTTTCTACAGAATCCCTTTTAAACATAATTAAAGGAGCTTGTATCTTACCGTTTTTATCTCTATGGAAGCCATCTTTCTGTACTGCTTTCCATCTTTCTGGAGATCCGTACATTACTGGTACGGTTCCTTTATTTCCGTTCTGTATTACTGTTGGTTTAATTACATTATTAAAGTAATAGATAATAGTTTCATCTATATCTCTTAAACCTATTGTAAGTTGTTTAACTTTATCTCCTTTAACAGTACGTTGGTTTTCTCTCTTTTTATTATCCGGTATAATAGGTTTTCCTGTAGGAAGCACTGGAGATATCTGATCTCTCATTATCTCTGCCTGTTTCTTTGGTATAGGTTTCTTTCTTTTAGCCATTTTACATTCTCTGTCTATTAAGTCCTACTCTATCAGCTCTAGTTAAGTGACAATCTACTATAATTGACATAGATGAACCGTGTGTTCCAGGTCTATCGATGTTATATTTACTATCCTTACCTAATAGTAAGCTATTTTCCTTAACTACGTCTACTTCGTAGTAATCTTCTTGCCACATTACTATATCTCCTACTTCTGGTACCGTAGATATATCTTCTAAATCAGGTTTAAGGAATGCAAATGATGCTTCCCTACCTAAATCAGGTCCAAATTCATCTACATCGTATACTTGATCACCTCTAGTTATTAAACAATTTAATTTAACTGCTTCTAAGTATGTTTTCTGAAGTGCTTCACCGTATATATTTACACTAGTATCCGCAATACTGAGCTTATAGTATAGTACTTCTTGCTCAATAATGTCTTTTATTAGTTCTCTGTTAACACTAACAAATAAATCAAAGTCTCTGTTACTTCCGAATAGCATTATTTTTCCTGTATTGTTTCTACTGCGATTTCTAACTTAATTATATTACTGTACTTCTCTTTTGCATTAGTTTTAAATGAGGTAAAAGCTTCTTCTCCTCCTTTTTGTGATATTAACTTTATCTTAAACGTCATACTTGACATTTCTGCTGCTGATCCTGCATTAGTTACAGTGGTAACCCCCGGTAAAGCACGTAACAGCTCTGCTAAATCTTCGCTTTCACCTTCTTGATACATTATACGTACCATACCTTCATAGGTATTAAAAATTATCTGCTCTAATATCGTTATTAATTTCATTATCCTACGTGTATTGTCATTGGTACTTGAGCTAAAGTAGCTCTAAGGAAGTCAGATTCTTGTGCTTGTGCTTCCATCTGTGCTCCTCTTGATGCTTCTTCCAACATACTTCTTAAATTAGTAAGCAATTCCGTCTTTTCACTTCTTGCATCAGCTAATAAGTCTGCTTGGTTCAAAGTTGCTTCTGAACCCGGTACTGGAACTGTTGCATACTTACCTCTAATGTACCCTAACATTTCTTTTGCTAGTGCTAAAGTAAATTGGAATATCCACTGTCTTCCTACGCTATTAATATGTGCGTATTCTGGGTTACTATATGGTACTTCTGATACTGTTGTTATATTTCCTGTACTATTGTCAAAGTTAAGTGCTGATTTGTCTGAGAGTTTCATATACTCAAAGTATAATTTACCAGATCTTGTAGGAACTGGGAATACTCTTAGTTGATTTTTTACTAATTCAAAAGTAAATGCTGATTTTCTTATTTGATCGTTAAACTCTATTGCTTGCATTTTCATTACATCGTAAGAAGCAGGCATTAACATAAAACTAATTCCCGGGCTATGCTTTCCAAATCCAAATGACTCCATTAAACCTTGTGCTCCAGTACCTGTACCGGCGTAAGGGTCAAAGAATCTAGATATTGCTGGTGCTGATTCGTAGAATACTTTTCTTATCTCTATACCTCCTTCAATTGAGTTATCTAACGCCCATTGATCAAGATTATAATTTTGAATAGAAGAGGTAAGCTCTAGTGAGCCTGTATGTTTTGTTACATTTCCTCCTACACCGGCTTCTGTACCGTAGTTCTTTGCTATTTGTACAAAACGATTAATGTTCGGTTCAACAAGTTGATTGTTTGCTGTACTGCCTGTTGGAGCTCCTTCAAAAGATAAGTAGTTTTCTCTAATCTTATACTGGAATACTTCATTTCCGTATACAGTTACTGCTTCTTCAAAACATGCATAAAAAGACCCTGATTGTAACTCTACATCCATTAGTGGGAATCCAAGTCTTTGTGCACAGAATTTTGCTACTTTATCAGCATCTGTTGTAAATGCTGCATCTGTATCGTAAAAGCCGAAAGGTGTTTGTCCTACACTAAAGGTAGAACTACCATCCCATATAGATATATTAGCCATAGTAGTAGTTTATTTAT